TGCGACGAACTGTACGACCCTAGAATCTCCCTAACAGCGTCACTTGCTTTGTGGGAAAACTCAGGGTGGTCACCTTGGTTTCCATAAATAACGTATAATGGTCTCCTGAGGAGGCCGTATGCGGCGATTCAGGATTACCTATCTACCAGTATTGATATGGGTATTTTCCCTGATTATGCCGTCGACCGCTCAAGCGGCCTCGTATACCGTTACTCAGGAGTCTGAGTGGGAGTTCACAGTCACACAGACAGAGACCGTATACATATACGGGAACTCCAATGAACCATGTGGGAGCGTGACTGCTGACCCGTATCTGTGGCTGTACAACTCAGCAGGGACATTGGTAGCGCAGAACGATGACGGTAACCACAACGCCACTGACCAGTGCGTTTCGTCAAAGATTGTCCAAGAGTTACAACCGGATACCTACACCATTCTGGCGGGCTATTGTTGTAGCCAATTAGGTCTCGGCAACAAGCCCGAATGGGGCGACGGTACCTACGAATTAATCATTCAGAACTATGAATTGAGTACAGAATGGACAACTACAAGCACTTCCACGACAACCACCACATCGTCCACAACGACAACGACGGTTGTCACGACGACCACGTCCACTACTACGTCCGTACCGACGACGACATCTACGTCTACGACGACGGTACCACCCACCACAACGACTACTGCACCGCCTACGACGACCACTACGACGGTATTACCGTCCACGACGACGACGGTCGCCCCTACGTCGTCTCTCGCTCCTGCCCCGTCCACGACATCCACCACGTTTTACGTGCCCCCTCCTCAGCCAGCGGTGTCCCAGCCTCCTCCTCAGCCGGTAGTGACGACTCCTCCCGTAACGACGACCTCTTCAACAACTTCTACGACGAGTTCAACGTCCACTACAACCACGACAACGACGACGACCACGTTGCCGCCGCCATCAACCACGTCAACACCACCGACTACGACAACCTCCGTCCCCGCGAGCACGACCACTCTCGTAACTACTACGACATTGAATCCGACTACCACTACCCTCCCCCCGACGACTACTACGACCACGTTACGTACCACTACTACGACGGAGCCGACACCCACCTCTTCAGTACCAAGCACAACTACGACTAGTCCGACCCCAGTCTCGGCACAAGAAGCCAAGACATCGGCTATCATTAGTAGAGTAAGCAATCAAGAACTTGCCGAATCCGTGGCTGAAGTAATCAGCACAGATGGCGAAATAACCGTCGATGCGGTTCAGGATCTGGTTAACAACGAAGAGTTTGAGAGCCTTGACGAAGAGACCTTAGAGGTCATCAGTGAGGCACTATCTGCCGCTCCAGACGAGGTCAAAGAAGAGTTTGAGGCAGAAGTCAATGTATTCTCTGGGAACTTCGATAACTACGTACCTTCTGGCTCTAAGATTAGCGTCGAAGACCGAAGGGTTGTAGTTGCCGTAACGGCCACTATTTCGGCGTCCATAGCCGCCCCCGCCTCTGGGGGTGGCAGAAGGAGACGCTGATGTTCAAGCGTTTATTTAGAGAGGGTCACTCCCTCATCTGGACCGTCTCGGGGACCGGTTTAGTGCTAATCACCCTGTCCGGGGACGTATTGAAATACGCCCTGTGGATTAGCGTTATCTCCCTCATCGCCCACCTCGCAGGGTTTATACTCATGAAGGATGATGGAGATGACTAAAAAGACCGCAAACATGGTTAAGGACGTGGCTTTACGTATGTTTGCCACGTTCACAGCCTCTGCCTTGAGCATTATTTCTGGTGCCGCTATTATTGGTGACATTGAGATGCACAAGGCTGCTCTTCTGGCCGGATTCGTGGCCGTCGCTCAGGTTGCTGAGAAACTGGCTCGCGCCAGCATGGACGGAACCCTTACGAAGGAAGAGATTGACGAGGCTTTTCTTGGTGCCCGCATCAAGCGGGAAACCGACTAACCCAGCCGTATCTGTGCTAGGGTTATAACCGTAATAACCCCTATCGGAGGTATTCATATGTTTGATCCCAAGTTTCTCAAGGATGCTGGCGAGCGTGCGGTTGCGACCGTTGCTCAGACGTTCGTTGCCCTCGTGGGCACCGACGCGCTGGACATCCTGTCGGTGGGCGTTGGCGATGCCGTCAAGGCTGCTGTCGCTGCCGGTGTTCTGTCGTTCGTGAAGTCGTTTGCCGCCAGCAAGGTTGGCGACAAGTCGGCTTCGGCTGTTCGTCTGGGCTGATCATGGGTCGTCCGTACACCGGATTTGACGTTGTTGCTGGAGGTAAGCGGGCAGGCTTTGAGACCTTTATTGATCTCTTAGAAGCCCACTTTGGCCTGTGGAATAACGGGACTTTCGGCGTACGTAAGAAGAGGGGGAAGTCGTCTTACTCCGTTCATGCGACGGGCAGGGCGGGGGACCTTAGTTGGCGAGGCGCACCATATCGCGGCCCCGGCAACTATGAAGCCGCCTGTAAGATGATGGACTTCCTTGCCGCTAATGCGGACGCTCTCTTCGTTGAGGCGATCTTCGATTACTACCCTGCGCCCCACGGTCGTGGTTGGAAGTGCGACCGTGGTGGCTGGCAGGTGTATGACAAGCCCGCTTTCTCTGGTGCGCCCGGAGGAGATTGGGTCCATGTTGAGGTCAGCAATGACAAGGCGGACGACCCCCAGTACTACATCGACACCATGAAGCGTTTGCTGGGCGACTCCCCCGTGCCACCTGCACCGGCTCCTGCCAAGAAGACTCCCACCGCTCCCCCCGGAAAGAAGCCGTGGCTTCAGGTCGGGTCTAAGGGTGCGGCGGTCAAGAAGGTTCAGGAACTCGTCGGTGCTGATCCTGTGGACGGTGACTACGGTCGCAAAACCGAGGCCGCTGTCAAGGCTTGGCAGGCTGAGCATGACCTCCATGTCGATGGTATCTGGGGTCCCGGCTCCGAGAAGCACGCTAAGAACTGCGCCTGTAAGCCCTCTGAGCCTGCTCCTGAGCCGGTTGCCTCGGTGAAGATTGGCCCTGAGAAGAAGCCTGCGCCCGAGTTCCCCGGCAACATGCAGAGGGGTAGCCGTGGTGAGCACGTCAAGCAGGTCCAGTCCAAGGTCGGTGCTACGCCGGACGGTTGGTTCGGCCCCGCCACCGAGCGCCGTGTCAAGGAGTGGCAGAAGGCTAATGGTCTTACGGTTGACGGCGTAGTCGGCCCCAAGACCTTCGCCGCTATGTTTGGCTGAGGTAACAAATGAGGAACATAGCCGTACCCTTTAGGTTCGATGGAGGTCGCGTAGGTACTACTACTAACCCCGACACTGTTGCTCGTCAAAAGATCATAGATGTATTAACCACCTCCCACTACGAGAGGCTTGGTTTACCTAGTTACGGTGCAGGTATTAGGGGGCTACTATTTGAACCCATAGACTCACTAGTTGAGGCAGACTTTAAGATAGACGCTATAAACGAGGTTCATAACCGAGTTAGCGGAGTGACTATTCACGACATACGCATCAAGCAGAGTGACATAGAAGAAAGCACGGCAGAGATTTTCGTGTACTATTCGCTCCCGCTTAGCCCTATCCAAGTTCTGTCCTTTGTACTGACTGAGACTCTTACAGAAGAAAGCCCCCTCTAATGGCCTTTGATTACTCAAGTCGCGATTACGCGACCATAAAAGCAGACTTACTTAGCAGAGCATCCCGAGTTGCTCCCGAGTGGACTGATCGTAACCCGTCTGACTTTGGCATGATTCTGGTTGATTTGTGGGCGCACATGGGCGATGTTATGCACTACTACATTGACCGTGCTGCTGGGGAATCCGTTCTAGCCACAGCAACCCAACGTGAATCTGTTCTTGCTTTCGCAAACTTACTGGACTACGTGCCCAGCGGCAGGACGAGCGCTCAGGGAACTATGCTTTTAGTTAATAGTTCTGACACTAATGTTATTGTGCCTGCTTACACGCGTCTTGTAGCAAGATACGATAACTCAACGTATCAGGTGTACGTTAGTGACGCTGTTACGGTGCCTGCTAATAGTAACGCCACAGCGTCTATCAGAGAAGGAACCATCGTAAATTCCCCCGCAGAGACTCTGACTAACTCTGCTAACGGGTTGTCTGGGCAGAGGTACAACTTAATTAACCAGAATGTTGTGCGTAACTCCGTTGTAATAACAGTTTACGAGGACGGCGTTACGCCTACGGTTTATCGACGCATTAGTCGTTTGTCCAATGCCTTAACCGGAGATCGTGTATTTTCAATCCGTACTACCTCAGCAGGCGATGCCGAGATCGTGTTCGGTACTGAGGTTCGTGGGTTTATACCTCCTTCTGGAGCAAAGATCACTGCGGTTTACGCTCACTCGTCTGGAGCAGAGGGTAACCTCCCAGCAAACTCCGTGACTGCGTTTAGGGATACGACTCCAGCCGGTATAACGATTTCATCCTCTACTGCTCTTACCGGTGGGGTCAATGAAGAGTCAATAGTCTCCATGAAGTCCACCATACCCGCGTTATCCGCAGCCCAAAACAGAGCGGTTACTGCGGACGATTTTGTGAATCTTGCTCTAGGTGTTGACGGTGTGTCTAAAGCGGCCATTGAGTTCACCCCCAATCCCGCTGGCGGAGCATCAGCAGGCAATGCAAGCGTGACTGTGTACGCACAGGTGAACAGGTCTGCTGATTACCTGACCACCACTGATGTATCACAAACGGTTGCTTCTGGGACTCAGTCAGACGTTGTTTCTGCCATACAGCCAAAAGCATTGCTAGGTGTTGACGTTGTTGCATCACCTACTATAACTTGGACTCCCATAAACATAACTATGAATGTTTATGTCAGTGACTCCGCAGTGGCCTTGTATGTAAAGAACGATGTTGAGACTGCTATCAACAACCTGTTTGACTTTGATAACGTATTCTTCGGTCAAACTATCTCTTTAGGTCAAGTTTACCGGGCGGTTTTAAACCAGTTCGGAGTTGACTATGCAGAGATCACGCTGTTTGATTCTGATGGATCTGCGGTAGAAACCTCAATAACGGTTAACGATATCAGCCTACCCAAGAAGGGAACGGTCAGTATTACCGCTGTGGGCGGGATCACTAGCACCTAATGGCTTTTGTATCGTTTACTCTTCGGCGCTCTGTCATTGACAGAGGTTCTTACGCTAGGTATGACGCTGATACCTTTGGTGCCGCAGCATCCGCCGGTAACGCAGCGTCTGCCGGTACGTGGATCTACGAAGACGCTCGCGATACAGACCAGTACCTAAAGTCAGACCAGTACCAGATTCCCCCCAACACATTCGTTGAGTCCTTTATAGAAGCAACGTCCCCTACGTACGGGATAGTCGAACTCAACTGGGAACTCCCGTTACAGGAAGTGTCCGAGGATACAGTTGCAACACAAGGCGTACTGGTTTACTCCTCTACAGGTATTCCTGCGACCGTTGGTTCTGGGGTCGTGTTATCGCAGTCTTCGAATAACTTTTCTTATGAACACACCGGTCTTCCGCAAGGACGTTGGGCGTACTACTCACTGTTTGTCCGCTACCAGTCAACTCTAGGAGTTGACTTCTACGAAAAGGTCGCTGACATTGAAGTTCTAGTTCCGTATAACTACGGTTCTACTTTGGAACTGTGGAACCGTATTCCTGAATACTATAGGAGGCTAGACACCTCTATAGGTGAGTACGTAGACCCTGAATCCTACGAAGCGACCACCGTGCTAGGCACGTTACCCGTAGGTAACGTGGTTGGTCCTTTGTACAGGTTCTTGTCAATATTCGGATTCGAGGTCGACAGGTTAAGAACTATTATCGACTATGTGATGGTCTCTAAAGACCCAGCAGAGGCAAACAGCGAAACACTTAACGCTGTTGCTAACGCTGTCGGTTTAGGCTATACAACCAGCAGCGTTAGTGCTGAAAGGTTACGTGCGTTACTGGATGATATTGGTTACTTAAGGCGAGCAAAGGGGACTAACGACGGAGTATCTTTGTACGGCAGAGCACTCGCTGCGTCTAACCTAGATGTAGATCAAGATACTAGATCTATTAAGTTTTACGCACAACGAGTTAACTACGTCACCGACCCTGAGGATGCTACCGGCCTAGTCACTCACCGCCCCGCCCACGAATCAGAGGCACAGATGCCCACCGACAACATGGGCGTGTACGATCCCTCTACTTATGTAGAGGGCGATACCGGTACCTATCCACCCACGTTCAGTGACGGGAATTACACGCCGGGTATGTACTGGACATCTGCCTCGGCAGGGTCATTCCTAGGTATACCTGTTGATGTTGGTGACTACATCGTTGCTTATGCCAAAAACGGCTCTGTGAAGTTTGGGGTAAGCGGCTACACCTTTGACGCTGACAACTACAGCACGTACAGCACATACACTAACGCTGGAGTTTCCTACACCCCTAACGGGACAGGCGCTTCAGCAGGGGTTACGCACACATTGTTCCACCTATCTAGCCCAGTCGCTGTTCGTGCTGGAGACAACGTCGCCTTCTCCGTGCATAGTGCTGTGGGGACTTCTGCCCTAGTTGCTGCACGGTTAGTAAACGCGGACGGTGAGGTGGTTGGGTTCTCTAACAAGCATACGTACTCACGCGATGTTAAAGCCATTGAGGTAACAGCCTCAAACAACCTAGACGTGAATCAATGGAACATTGTTTTTGTAGAGTTTTTAGTTGACCTAGAGTCAGTTAGCACGTACGAGTTAAAGTACTTATTAGTTGAGAGAAACCGTATTGGTAACTACTTTGACGGGTCGTTCGCTAACGGTGGTTGGATTTCTAACCCAGCAGGTACGGCTAGGACCGGTGACTATAACTGGTCCTCGGAGGGCGAGAACTCAGGTAATCCCTTTGACTCCATCAGCGTGTACACAGAGGACTATCAAAGAACCAGATCTGTTCTGAGCAACGTGTTTACTTTCCTACTGCCAGTGACTCTGACTGATTATTACACGGTTACCTCGTATAGCGCCATCCCGGGGATGGACGCCATCGACGCCTACTTGACGGGGCCGTAAGTAGTCTGCTAGGGTCGCTGCTCCGCCAATCAACAAGGAGCAGCAATGGCTACACACATCGTCATCGGCCTCGGGGAGTGCTCTGCCGAAGCCGTCACCGCGAGCCTCAACGACGTGATCAAGGAGGGCGACAGCATCGCCCTCGCATGGGCAGGCAAGGACATCCCCGCATCCATGCAGGCCGTGTATAAGTACGTCTTCGACAAGGAGATGGACTTCACCGTCTACTACACGGAGGGCCAGACCGTCCACAGCAGTGTCCGCGACAAGCAGGGTACCGTCATGAAGGTCAAGGACCCACTGAGCCACATGGTGGAAAGCCTCACCGGCAAGGTGCTGGTGCTGTGGGACGACGGCATTGAGGATGCCATCCACTACGTCTTCGACCACGTTCCCACCGCCACGGTGCTGGAGTTGAGCAACGGTCTCTGCCCCATCTCCGGTGTCGTAGAGGAACCCTCCGACGAGGTGGTTGAGGACGAGGAAGAGGACGACACGCCCCCCACCCCCATGACCCGTGAGGAGTTGGAGACCGCTACGGCGTTCGTCGTCAAGCGGTACGGTGAGCGCATGGGATGTGAGGCCAAGACTAAGGCCGCGATCATTGACGAGTTGTTCCCCCCGATGGACACTCCTGCGGATGTTGCTCCCGCTGATGTGCTCGCACTCATCGACAGTGCGATGGCCCTCCTAGAGCAGGCCCGCGTGTTGGCCAAGAAGTAGATGCCAGTATTCGGAGCCGACCCAGACAAACAACCAGAGGAGTGGGACGAAGTGCCTACGCAATATCGTACGTATGTGAGCAAGCCAGTGCGCGACCTGACCAACTACTTCGCATATCACAGGAACATGCGAATGAGTCAGAGGTGCAACGACGAGGACAAGGTTAAACTCAATGTCCTGTTCTCTAGGAGGCTGAAGCAAGGCTTCTCCTCAGAGAGCATCAAGGAGATCATCGACAGGTTCTACCAGACACCTGAGGGGCAGGTGGACTTCCCAGCGGCGCTGTTCTGTACCAATAAGGTGCAGGCATCACTGGTTGAGGGCGTAGAGATGCGTACCGACAACGCGGTGTTGCAGTGGCTCATTGACGGTATGCCTAATGATGATGAGTTGTTCGATGACTCTAGAGAGGTACGTAAGATCGTACTGCTGACCTGTGATGAGTCCCTGTTCCGGTACCCCACCGTGGTAGCGGAGATTCTGAGGGGCGACTCGCGAGAGTTCAGCGCCAGACTCAGCGCCCTAGAGGGGCTGATCCTGTGGAACCTTGGGGAGGACAAGGACATCGACGCTCTCCATGAGGCGTTGGACAAGGTTCCCCTGCCCAAGGTATTGACCACGCGGAAGCGTGCCCCTAAGATGCTCGCAGAGCGCAAGCCCACGGTTCAGTTGGCCGTGGCCTCCGAGACTGTGAAAAGGAAGAGGGAAGACTGGTGAACTACTCAACGCCTCTGGAATGGAAGAGCGAGGCGTGGTGGCGGAACCGGTCAACAGACGAGCGTCTGTTCCATCTCCACATCCCGAAGCGCATCCGTGAGAACATGGCTGACTGGAACGCCGTGGACCTCGCCCCCGACACCAACCTGTTCCTACAGGGACCGTCGGGTTCAGGTAAGTCGCTCATCGCCGCCCGCACCCTGACGAAGGTCATCAAGAACCACGGCGTGTCGGGGCGGTGGGTAGAGGCTGACGATTACATTGAGATGATCAAGGACTCGTTCGACAACGATGGCCTGCTCCCTGAGATGTACTCGTCCCCTCACGTGGTCAAGTACGTCAAGGGCGTGTTTGATGTGGTGGTCATCGACGGGCTGGGCGAGGAACGTCTGACTGAGTTCGCCAGTCACGAACTGGGAAGCCTCATCCGTAAGCGCTACGACAAGCAGAAGGCGACGATCATTACGTCACGCCTGTCGCTACAGGACATCAAGAACCGCTACGGGAGCCGTCTGGCTAACCCGCTGGCTGACTTCGACTTTGAGGTAGCCCGTGGAAGGTAACGACATCGCCCCCACCACTCACAAGCACATCGCCTGCTGGTTTGAGGATCTAATCATCACTCGCATGGAGGAGCCTGTAAAGCGCCGGTTCTTTCAGCGTGAGAAAGAGATGTCAGAAGAGGAGTGGGTAAAGGCAGAGGTACGTAAGTGGAAAGTTAACGAGATGCCACTAAAGTCTCTTCATCACATGGTGAACCACCTCAACTTAGGTGTGGAGGTGTACACCTACATGGAGGACGAACTCGCAGAGGCCGCTGATCACTGGCTGGCACGCAAGGGCATCTCCGTCGCGGTCTACGCCTACAACGACCTCAACGATCTGCGGGACGACTTCAAGTACAACCGCGACGTACACACTCTGTTCACGCCGTACGAGGATGACGCCGCCATGCTCGGCCTCCGTGCTACGGTCACCAAACCCGACGGGACGTTTGGAATCTAATGGCATCTATCGAACACCTCATAATCTCAAAGATCATTGACGAACAGTCAGTACATGAGGCGGTCAAGTACGGCATCAAACCAGTCCACTTCGCTGGTGACTGGGAGGGCGTGTACCAGTGGGTGCTGGAGTACAACACCCAGCACGGGGCCGTCCCCTCTCAGCGTGCGTTCTCTACCGCCCACGGTGATGTGGAGATTGAGGACACATCTACAGAGACGTTCAGCGGTCTATTCGATGAACTGCTCAAGGCGTACAGGTCTCGCACGGTCATCAACGCTGTGTCTGAGGCGATGGGGCCGCTGGACAACAACAAGGTTGACGATGCCATTGCCGCCCTCAGCAAGGGGCTACAGGCCGCAAGCGTAGACACCGTACGCCTACGAGACTTCAACATCATCGAAGGTTGGGAGGACCGCCTCAATCGCTACAAGGAGATGAGGGACACTCCCAACGCTCTGCGTGGTATCCCCACCGGTTTCTCTGGGCTGGACCGCATCACCCACGGCCTGCGCCCCCAGCAGTTCGTCGTCATGGTGGGCGAGCCGAAGCGAGGCAAGTCGCTGTTTGAGTTGATCATGGCTAACGCCTGTCACCGTCACGGTCTGCGCCCCATGTTCATCTCCTTTGAGATGTCCGTGGATGAGCAGTTGTCACGGTACGACGCTCTCAACGCTCGCGTCCCCTATGACCGCATCCTCAGCGGACAGTTGTCGGACATGGAGATGGAGCGCATCCGCAAGTCCATGATCCTCAGCAAGAACATGCAACCGTTCATCATGTCTGAGGACAGTAGTAGCCTGACCACGGTCAGCGCTATCGCAGGGAAGATTCAGGAGTACCAGCCTGACGCTGTGTACATCGATGGTATGTACCTCATGGACGACGAGTACGGTGAGCCTAAGGGTAGCCCGCAGGCTCTGACCAACATCACCCGTGGTACGAAGCGCCTCGCTCAGAAGTTCGACATCCCAGTAGTGGGTACGTCACAGGTGCTATCTTGGAAACTCAACAACAAGCGGACGAGAGCGATTACTGCCGATGCGATTGGGTACACATCATCCTTTGTGCAAGACGCTGACTTGGTACTGGGCGTTGAGCGCAACCCCGATCTTGACGATCAAGCCATCATCCGAGTGGTGGAGGCCCGTACTGCGGCCCACGCAGAAGTCCACGTAAAGTGGAACTGGCTTACCATGGAGTTTGAGGAGGTGTACGAAGTTGACGAAATCGACCCATCATTCGACTGAGATGGACATCGTGGACAGGTTGGAGTGGTGCGCTATCAGCACCCCCGAGGTTCACATGCTCAGAGAGGCTGCTCAGTACATCCGTAAACTGAGGGAGGAATTGGCAGAGGCGCTGGACGACCGTATCTTTGTAGTAGACAGCGATGGCAACGAGATGGCAGTCATTGAGGGCACCGACGCTGAGCGTGTGAGGGAAGCGGCTCTGACTGAGTTCATCACTAAGAGTGTGTTGGAGAAAGCACGTGAGCGACAGGAGCAATGACCTCGTCTATGTGTTAGTTGACCTTGGCGTAGAGGTCAACAAGATACAGAGTGATGAGATCAACGGGCGGTGTCCCGTGCATCACCTGACTAAGGGGCGCGAGAGCACACGCTATTCGTGGTACCTGAACTCAGAGAGCGGGCTGTGGTACTGCTTCTCCTGCGGTGCTCGGGGCAACCTGCCCATGCTGGTTAGCCAACTGACCCACGACCCCTCAGCCCTCTGGAACGTACAGACTCACCTCATCAACAGTGGGCTACAGCGTCTGACTGCGGTAGAGGAAGAGGTACGTGAGGTCTACGAGCCGGTCAACTGGAGCAACTACGTCAAGTTCGACCCCATGCCTGACCGCCTGCTCAACGTCAGGAAACTAGATCCTGAGATGGCCTCACGTTATGGTATCCGATGGGATACGGAGAAGAAGGCCACGGTCATCCCCATCGTGTCCCCCGTGGGAGAGTTGTGGGGCTGGCAGTTAAAGAAGCATGGGTGGGTACGTAACTACCCTGAAGGCATCCACAAGGGTGACACCTTGTTCGGTATTGAGCGTGCCCACGCTGAGACTGGGATGTTGTTGGAGTCACCTCTGGATGTAGTGCGGTTCCACAGCGTGTACGCAGGGTCAGACATCTCAGCGGTGGCTTCATTTGGTGCCAACGTATCTGACCGTCAGGTGGCTCTGCTGTCTGACAGGTTTGATGGGCTGATCATCGCCTTTGATAACGACGCGGCAGGACGCATGGAGACTAAGCGCCTACGTAGTAGACTGTCTTCCTTCCGCAACGGTGTTAAGTATTGGAAGTACGACACCGACGATAAGGACCTTGGCGACATGTCTGACTACACGATTATCCATGGGCTACAACACCTGACCGCTGTCTATGTTTAAGGGAACCCTGTGGCCGTACCAGCAAGAAGCCGTGGACCGCATGGTCGACCGGGGTCAGATGCTGCTGGGTATGGTCATGGGCGCTGGCAAGACCCCCACCACATTGGGGGCTATCGAAGCCTTACATGATGACGGGGAGGTACAGAGGTGCCTCGTCATCGTCCCCGCCTCCCTCAAGTTCCAGTGGCTGAAGGAGATCGCTAAGTTCACTGACGCCAAGGCCACAGTCATTGACGGCTCCAAGAGTAAGAGGGACAAGCAGTGGCGCATGTCGGCCACCAGCCGGTACGTCATCGTCAACCCAGAGACGCTAGCCAACGACACCAACAGGGTTGGGGACTTTCAGGCGATGGTCATTGACGAGAGCACGATGATCAAGAACCGGTCAGCCAAGAGATCGAAACTTCTTAAGAGAGTTGGCCGAACAGTTATATATAGGTATGCCTTGACAGGTCAGCCTATAGAGAACCGCCCAGAGGAACTCTTCAGCATCATGGAGTTCGTAGACAAGGATGTGCTGGGGGACTTCAAGACCTTTGACCGGACATTCATCGTCCGTGATAACTGGGGGAAGCCCACCCGTTACCGGAACCTAGACAAGATGCACCGAGTGATGCAGGAGTGCATGGTCCGCAAGACTCGCGACGATATCAAGGACCAGTTGCCGGACATTATTCACCAGACTGTCCCGGTCCCGTTCGACGCCGGCGGCGCCGGAGCGTACAGGCTGATCGCAAATGACCTCTTAGCCAAGATATCAGAGGCTATGAGTAAGGGTAAGGGTGGCTTCAACCTCTGGTCCCACTACAACGGTGGTGGCGGGGACGACGCGCAGGGCGACATCATGGCTCGTCTTACTATCCTTCGTATGCTATGCGACAACCCTGCTTTAGTACACCAGTCATCGCTTGACTACTCCGATAAGAATACGGTTAAGGGTAGTGCGTACGCTCACGACATCGTACGACGGGGCTGGATGGAGGGAATCAAGCGGACCCCCAAGTTGGACGCGGTCGTGGAGTACATCACCGAGGTACTCGCGCAGGACAACAACAACAAGGTCGTGTTGTTTTCATTCTTCAAGGACAACCTGCGACTGATACAGGCGGCTATGGCCCCCATAACGGACAGCGTTCTGTTCATGGGCGGTATGTCTGCCGAGCAGCGGGACGCATCAAAGCAGCGGTTCGCTGAAGATCCCAAGTGCCGACTGTTCCTGTCATCAGATGCTGGGGGCTACGGTGTGGACCTACCTATGGCGAACTACCTCATCTCGTATGACCTGCCATGGTCTAGCGGGAAGTTGGAGCAGAGGGAGGCCCGCATTATCAGGCTCTCCTCGGAGTTCCCCCACGTGACTATTGCTACCTTCGTCATGCAGGGAAGTATCGAAGAGCGGCAGTACGACATGCTCCAGATGAAACGCTCGGTCAACGAGGCGTTCATCGACGGCAAGCACCACGACAATGATGGAAGTATGGCACTTACCCTTGACACGCTCAGTGGGTTTCTGAGAGAATCGTCCCTATGACAACTACCAACGACAACATCGAACGTCTCACCGAAGAATACCTCGTCCACGCCAACCACCTCAAGCAGTTGGAGAAGATCGTCGCCAGCCTCAAGGCAGAGTTGAGTGCGACGGCGGAGGCCGAGGGCGACACCGACGAGAAAGGTCACCAGTTCCTCAACGCTGGCAAGTACCTGCTCCAGCGCCAGCGCCGACAGGGTAAGCAGAAACTCAACATCAGCAAGGCTGAGGAGTGGGCGAAGGATCGGGGCATCTGGGAAGAGGTCTCGCGAGTGGAGAGGGTCCTTGACGAGGACGCCCTCACCGGCTACATTTACGAGCATCGCAACAAGGATGGGTTGGAGGAAGAGTTCCAGAGTCTGCACGACCCTGCTCCCGTCACCTACGCTTTCGTTGCTCCAGTAGAAGAAACACAGTACGACTACTGACTCATGGTATAATCCACAGTCTCAACGACAAGCAAGCAGACACATATAATGACATATGAAATCGTAGAATTCCATAAGCACGGACTGTTAAAGTGGTCCTGTCTTGTGCGCTCTAGCACCGGCTACTACCATTTCAAATCATTCAGTAAGTGGTCGCTGCGTCGTAGGGTCTACGTACACTTTGTGGGACTAGACGATGAGCACTGATCCTTTAGACCTGTTCAAGCGTCTCGCAGGTGAGACGGACGAGGACGACGGTAAGGACTACCCCGGCACCGTCGCCCCGAAGAATCGTGGAACCATCCACGTCCCCGCCACCCACCAGTGGCTAGAGTCGCTTCCCTCACAGGAGTACTCGGTCAACGGCATCACTAAGCGGTTCTACACCATTGGCTCTCTCGCTAGAGCCTTGAACCGCAAGCCGGGAACCGTGCGCTCATGGGAGGCCAAAGGCTGGATACCACCAGCCTCATTCCGCACCCCGTCGCCTAAGTCGGAACAGATTCCGGGTAAGGCGGTCAAGGGGCGGCGTCTCTACAGCGAAGCACAACTTGTGTTTCTTGTGGAGGCGGCACTAGAATATGCCATTGACGACCCCAACAGTCCCAACTGGAAGGGTTTCAAGAAGCATATTGCAGACAATTATCCAACACACTAAAGAGAAGAGTTAATGCCATGGGTATTTTTGACGAAGATGACACAGAAGAGTCCAGCGTTGCTACGGCTCCTGCGCCGGAGTCCGACATTGATCGGGGTGCGGCACGCAGGGTCATCAAGCGAGGCTGGGGCAACGTGGAGCAGACTAAGCAGGCTGACTCCCCGTACGCACAGCGCCTGAAGATTGACGAGAAGCCCGTCATCATCAAGTTCTTGGAGGACGAGCCGTACACCTCGTACCGCCAGCACTGGGTGGAGCGACAGGGCCAGAAGTCGTTCACGTGCATCTCTGACATGCACCCGCAGGGTTGCCCTCTGTGTGATGCCGGTCACCGTCCAGCCGCTCGGTTCGCCTTCAACGTGGCGCTCATGACTGAGGACGGCGACACCACGATCAAGTCCTATGAGGTTGGCCCTCGGGTCATCGACAGCCTCAAGAACTTCCATCAGGACCCCCGTCAGGGTCCCCTGTCCAAGAACTACTGGGCGGTCAGCCGCTCCGGTAAGGGGCCTACCTCGCAGACCAACCACCAGATGGTCCGTGAGCGCGACCTTGAGGAAGAGTGGAACATCGCTCCCCTCACTGAGGATGGGCTGGCGCAGGTCGTCGGACAGAAGTACGACGAGACCATCGTCCCCATCCCCAACCGTAAGACCCTCGTTGAGATCGCCGCAGAGGACATGGACTACAACTGATCCATGTCAGACTCAACGCTGAGTGGACGGAGGGTGCCTATGGCACCCTCCGTTCATACTTTAGAGGAACTTAATCTTATTGTTGAGGCAGTCAAGGAGCAAGGTGCCTTCTGCTTCGACGTAGAGACCCGTGGCAATATCGAACGTCATGCTGAAGTCATGGCGTTGGTAGAGGAAGAGTGGAAGCAGAAGCAGGCTTCTCTCAAGGCGACTCACCCCACGACTCTCCAGAGATCGCGTCAGGCCATTGAGGATAAGTGGCGTGGCAACGTGGCCCTAGACACCCTGAGGAACGATGTCTTCTGGGTCGGCATCGCCATAGAGGGGCAGTCGTGGGCTATCCCTATGGGACACCCCAACGGTGAGGTCGTGGTGCCTGAGCGCCGTGGTGATGGCGACACGGTACCGCCCCCCGGCTACAGGGCTGTCCTCGCTAGTGGTAAAGAGTCCCTAGCGAAGGCGAAGTACTTCATCCCAGCAGAGTTCTCAGACCCACCTGAGCAGTTGACTAAGGAGCAGGTGTTCACCGCTCTGGAGCCGCTGTTCATGAGTGAGGACATCGTCAAGGTTAACCAGAACATCAAGTTCGACTGTAAGTCCGTGGCGAAGTACTACGGGGGCGAACTGCCTAAGGGTAGGTACATCGACACGCAGGTGCTCATGCACATCGCCAACGAGAACATGCCGAGTTATCGGCTGGTATCGATTCTGGACAAGGTATTCAAGTTCGACCCGTACCACAGGGATGGCAAGATTGGTAAGACGCTCACTACAGCCGCGTTCAGCACGGCGTGTAGGTACGTCCACTACGACGTGCGGTGGGCATGGCTCGCATACCGCACCCTCTATGACCACATCGCCAAGGACTCATCCCTGCTCAAAGCGCTGTACCTAGACCTAGATGTCCTGCCGGTGCTGGCACAGATGGAGGCCAACGGCATCCGGGTAAACCGTCGAGCGATGACAAAATTGGGCAAGGAACTTGACGCCGATATCAATACGAAGATAATGGATATCGCCTCGTATGCTCCCGTAGGGTTCAACCCTGACTCCAACGTCCACAAGGCAGAACTCCTGTTCGGCAAGAAGCGGCAGGGCGGACTGGGGTTGACCCCGAAGAAGACGACGAGCACGGGCAAGCCCAGCGTGGACGAGGATTCTCTGCGCTCCCTACAAGGTAAGCACCCCGTGGTGGACCTCCTGATGGAGTACGCGGAACTCAAGAAGATGAAGTCCACCTACGTGGAGGGCTTGGTGCCTCTGCTTCACAAGGACCGCCTCCATCCTCAGTTCCACCTGCACCGCACAGCCACAGGTCGCCTGTCCGCGAGCGACCCCAACCTCCAGAACATCCCACGTGATGGCAGGATCAGAGGACTGTTCGTGGCCGATGAGGATAAGACACTGGTCGTGGCTGACTACAGTCAGATCGAAATGCGGATCATGGCTATGTATTCGCAGGACCCTAAACTGCTACACATATTCGCAGAGAACATTGACGTACACGCAGGTACTGCCAGTGTTATTCTGGGTAAGCCCCCAGAGGAGGTGAGTAGTGAGGAACGCAATATCTACGGAAAGGTTCCTAACTTCCTCATGGGTTATGGCGGTGGTCCTAAGCGCCTTGTTGACGCCACTGGCGGTCAGTTATCTATGGACGAGGCACGTACTGTCGTGGATAACTACAACTCTGGGTACGCGGCTCTCACGGACTGGAAGAACAAGACGCTGACACAGGCACGTAGGCGTGGCTACGTGGAGACGATGTACGGCAGGCGTAGGCGTGTCCCTGACTTGGGGTCGGATGACTTTGCCGCCCGCGCTAGATCAGAACGTCAGGCTATCAACGCCATCATTCAGGGCACAGCCTCTGAGATCTGTAAGCAGGCGATGATAGACGTGTCCACAGCCCTGCCATACCCCCAGTGTAAGATGGCCGTACAAGTACACGACGAACTTGTAGTCATCGTCCCCATAGACGAAGCCCCCCATTGGCGAGGAGTCATAGAGACAGCAATGGGGAATGGTAAGGTGTTGATGGGCGTGGAACTAGAAGTCGAAGCCCACAACGCCCAGTCATGGGTAGAGGCGAAGGGATAGTTATGGACGAAGACGGCGAGATCTTTAGCAAAGAGGAGTTACGCAGACAACAGCGTAACTTCTACCTGTACCTTTCACCTATTAATGGGCATGACATCGCCAATGATCAGGCTAACTTCCTACCTGCCGACGACGATATCACCGAGGCAGAACTCCGTGACATTCTCTCTTTCTGGCTGAGGCTACAGGCTGGTAAAGCAGGAACAGTCATGGCTAACTGCTCTTGGTGGATGCTCCGCTGCCTTGATCCTGATGCAGAATTGGATGCTAGCGAAGGCATGGAGCGCCTTGACGATCTCGTTTCTTTCTTGGTATCATCAGTTAAACAACTGGCAGATGCAGGTGTTATTTCTATACTTGAGCAACCTGACATCCCTGACATCAGACTCTCTACTGAGCAAGAGTTTGATCAAAAGGCAACTGACCTATTCAAGAACATAGAGAAATGGTTAAAGGAACCCGAAGATGACGAATAGCGCTTCTTGGTGGGCTAATAAGTTAAACACTCAGCAGCCCCCTCGTTACGGTATCCAACTTCCTCCAACTCAAACCGCACCCCAGCCTGCACAGCAACAGCCTCAGCAGGTACAGCAGGTCCAGCCCAACATGGCTGGCGTGCCACTGAATCAGGGGGAGCGTCAGCAGACGCTTGACCCCAACCGCGATCCCAACGCCGAGGTCAGCATGGGTGAGGCCATGCGCCTGTGGCGTGGTGGAGAGGCGCACCGCATGGAGGGCAACATGGCGTGCCCTGACTGCGGTAGCACCACCGGCTACACTGCCTACTCTGGTCGGGCCGCTGGCTCGGCTCGGGTCAATGGGCAACAGCCTCGCCCACACTGCTTTGAGTGTGGGTACAACGGCACCTTCTCGCAAGGGATGGAGTCAAACTGGGCATAGAAGGAATAGCGTGAAAGACAGATACAAGTCACTGGATGAGATAGCAGATGAGATCAACAAGAAATACGGCGAAGAAATCATTATCAAGGGGAGTGCCGCGAAAGAGGAGGTTCCCCATGTCTCCACTGGACTCCTCGCGTACGATCTGGCACTTGGAGGAGGATGGGCAGCAAACCAATGGAACGAGATCATTGGTGAGGAGTCTTCAGGCAAGACTGCTATTGCTTACCGCACCATTGCGGCCAACCAGCAGAGAGACCCAGAATGGCTAGCCCTCTGGGTAGCCGCTGAGGAATACGTCCCCGACTACGCCGCATCATTCGGCGTAGACCTAGACCGTCTGTGGGTCGTAGAGACCAACGAGATGGAGTCAGCACTTGATCTAGTGCTGAAGGCAGTAGAGAACCGCGCTGTTGACTGCGTGGTGCTGGACTCCCTGCCTGCTCTCGTTACTGAGACGGAGGTCAACAAGTCTATGGACGAGGCTTCCGTGGCTACGGGGGCGCAGATCCTCAGCCGCTTCTTCAAGAAGTGCGCTAAGGCCCAGCGCCGTTCACTTACCGCCGACGATAGGCCCTGCACCATGATCGCCATCAACCAGTGGCGAGACAAGATCGGTGTCATGTTCGGTGACCCCCGCACCACCCCCGGTGGTAAGGCTAAGAACTACTACTACTTCACCCGTGTAGAGGTGAGGCGTGATGAGTGGATCAGCGAGGGGTCGAAGTTGGATACCCGCGTGGGTCAGACCATCAAGATGCGAGTCATCAAGAACAAGACCTACCGCCCCCAGCAGATTGCTCAGGCCGACTTTTACTTTGCTAACACTCACGGCTTCCGTAAGGGAGAGTTTGATACGGTAAAGGACATTGTCAACGTGGCCCTCGCCTTAGAACTTTTCGAGGGTCGTTACAAGTTTGAGGGTGAGCGCATTGCT